TCAAGGTTCTCAAGGGCAAGTTGCGGGTGTTGTCAGAGTCTTTCAAGAGCAGCTCTCCAGAAAGGCTGCCCCAAGCAGCAGATTCTGAAGCCAGCAGTGTTTTCCCATCTGTGGCAAACTCACAATTGTGGAAGTCAAAGCTGTCCCAAACCTTCTCTACACTTTCTCCAAAGCGGCGTTTGATCATTTGCACTGTTATTCCTGTGAGCGGGGAATCACCTGGCATCCGATAAGTGATGGCATTATCACTTTGATGTGCAACGTAAAACTTGTTTTTGGGTTTGGTCTGTAGGCATTTGAAGTTGTTGAAAAGCTCTACTGTGAAGGTGTTGTCTTCTTGTTCCATGCATTCAGTTTCTTTTTCAAACTCCTCCTGCACATTCACCATAAGAGAGGTTTCAAAGATTTTTTTCCAAGTGGCCAGCTGTTCCCCGCTGGTGAAAAACACATCTAAGTCACCAGTAGTCCAGGGATTGTTTTCCCAAAGTTTGCGTGCCGCGCCGCCAGCAATCCAAGGCCCATCAGTA